CAGAAGCAAAGGATATGACCCACGCAGTCAAGATGTTAAACTATGCAAACAAAAACACACTACTTGTTCTCATCTCACAACAACGAAATCAGTTTGGATCTATGCACGCTTCGCACATCCCCACAGGTGGAATGGCAGTCAAGTTCTTTTCTTCAACCGTCATTAAGCTATGGTCGTCAGAAGCTGAGGCTAATGCTATTAAATCTGGCATTAAAGTTGGCGACAAGATTATCGAACAAAGAGTCGGAAGGCCAGTTAACTGGATTATTGATTACAACAAACTCGGCCCCCCAAATCTATCGGGACAGTACGACTTTTATTACCAAGGGGACTCTCTCGGTGTAGATCGTGTTGGAGAAACACTTGATGTTGCAGAAATGTGTGGCATAGTAGAAAAAGGTGGAGCATGGTATACAGTAAATGGAGAACGTTTTCAAGGACGTGCAAAGGCTGTAGCATATTTAAAGGAAAATCCAGATGTTGTAGACAAATTAGCAGGAGAAATAAATGCCAAGTCTTAATGAGTTTTTTGATAAAAAGGATTCATTAGAAAATGATGAAGTAGGCGTAGAGATTATAGATCAGATGAGGCCATGCGCCACATGCGATCTTTTCGTAGACTCCTATAAGTTTAATAATCAAACTCTTGAAATGTACTGGAAATGCTTAAACGGACACGAGACAAGATATAGGGTCGGATAATGTCAGAAAGAGCGGAAGTAAAAAGAGATGGGGCTAAGGCTCAAAAAAATAGTGGCCGTGGTGACTATCAAAAAGGAGATGCACAATGGAATCAATTCTTAGTTGATTACAAAGAAGCATCTAGATCATTCACTTTAAATAAAGATGTTTGGTCAAAAATTTGTACGGATACATTTAAAGTAAACAGAGATATGTATCCAGCATTAAAAATTATAATAGGTGAAGATTCCAAGGTACGACTTGGAATTATAGAGTGGGCGGTTCTAGAAGAGCTGATCCAATTTTGGGAGGAAAATAATGGCTAATCCAACAATAGTTCTTACTGGAAGAGTTGGCAAAGAACCAGAAAGTGTAGGGTCTAATGGGCTAAGATTTAGAATAGCAACAAGTGACCGTGTTAAAAATGAACAAACTGGTGAATGGGAAGACAAAAATACTTCTTGGTGGACAGTTAAAGCCTGGAGAAGTTTAGCTGATCAGTCAAAAAATACTGTAAAAAAAGGTATGGAAGTAACCGTAATTGGAAAGATATACGAAGAAAATTGGGTTGATAGAGATGGAGAAAAGCGCACATCTGTTGAGATAAACGCTGATTCAATTTCAGTTACCACATTTACGCTATCTAAAGATTTAAAGTCTTCTTCTCCAGAAGATGTATTTCCTTCATATAAAAACTTATCGGATGTTCCTTTTTAAAAAATGATAAGCAAAGATACTCTTATAAATTTTTATAAAATAAAGTCTGTTATTACCCTAGACAATGTTATGCATTATGATTTTAAGCGTTCTCATAATAGCATTATAATAAGTGACATGTATTTTGTTGCAAAATCAAAGTACGGTCTTGAGCACGGTATAGATGTTTTAAATGAATCTTCTGAAGACTATGGGATTGTTTTAATTTTGTGCCCAGGGGAAGAAGTTGAAATAAGATTTTTAGATGATATTATGAATGGAGAAAAAAATGATAAAAGTATAAAGATTCATAGTGGAGGATTTATACTATTCCCCAGTCATTTAAGTTATGTATTAGTTTCTGGTGAACCAATGAAACACATATATAAAATATCGGATTTTAAAGAAAACGGTGAAGGGCCAAATAAATACAGGGTCAGCATAGATTTTATAGACACATATCATATAGACGTACGTGCTGGCAGCGAGTCTGATGCAATAGATTATGCATATAGTATTGGAATGCATAACTGGATACATGAATGGAATCAGGATCCAGATCTAGATCAGTATTTCAATTTGCGTGTGACTAAATGGGGTAAAAAAAATATTAAAGCAATTAAAATATAAGGAGAAAAAATGAAAGAAATTTTTTATACCACGTTAACTGGAGCTTTAGTTGGTGGAATATTTAGCATACTAAGATTGCCTATACCAGCACCACCAGTTTTTGCTGGTCTTATGGGTATAGTTGGCCTATGGATAGGCTATGCTATAGTTCAAAGGATATTTTAATGGCAGAAGACAAAAATACATTAGAGCTTATTAGTAATATAACTGAGTTTAATGACCTTCATGAATTTATGAAGGACGAACACCTAGATAAGGCTTTGGCTATTGTTGTAAAACTTTTAATGAATCCAGATGTACCTTCAGCAAAATCTCCTATGCTTATTATGGAGCTTCAAGCAATGTCAACAAAGTTTGCTGTAATGGCTTCATATTACTCAACAATTGCAAAAGATAAAGCTGGTACTGAAAATAATAATAAAAAAAATGTATATTATTCATTAAAGGAGTCCATAGACAAACTTGTAGATGCACTTAAGTATGTCGTTAGGTATAATTCGTAATGGGTAGAGATATAGTAAAGAATCTTAAGTTTAAAAAACATACTGGAAAATATTTTGATCCAGAAAGATTTGCAGAACTACTAGATGAATCATATAGAAACACAAAGCGTGCTGATGGGGATATGACTAAAAAGTCTTTTAGCCCAAGCTCGCTTGGTTATGGACATGGTACATGCCCAAGATACTGGTATATGGCTTTTAGCGGAGCAATGTTTATTGATAATAATGATGCTGTTGCTGTTGCAAACATGGCACAAGGAACACAAGCTCATGAAAGATTACAAAAGCTAATTGCCACAATGCCAGAATTTAGAGCAGAAGAAGAAGAAATTATTAATGAGTACCCACCAATTCGTGGGTTCATAGACTTGATCATGGAGTATGATGGCGAGACCGTAATAGGCGAAATTAAAACGGCAAAGCAAGAGGTGTGGGATACAAGGCAGGCTGAGATGAAGCCCTCTGCAAATCACATATTACAGCTTCTCACATATATGAAGCTTAAGGATGCTAAAGAGGGGTTCTTCCTTTATGAAAATAAAAACACTCAAGAAATACTTGTAATACCAATTTCTATGAATGATAAAAACAAAAAGATAATTGAGGATACATTCTTATGGATGCAAGAAGTATGGGATAACTTTCAAGAAGGCGGACTACCTATGCGCCCAGCAGGATCAACTAAGTCAAAAATGCCATGCACTTATTGCCCAATTAAAAAAGAATGCTATAGCAAGGAAACCCCAGTAGGCGAAGTTCAAATTGAATTATTTAAGGTTCCCTCTTTATGATATGTCATAATAAAGAATGCTCAAAAGAGTTTGAAGCAAAGACTCATAATCAAAAATATTGTACAGATGAGTGTTGCAGAGTTGCAACAAATAGAAGAATAATGGAGAAGTATTATGAAAAAAAGTCTATACGAAATGGTGCTTATCGAGCTTGCAAATGCGGAGTTAGGCTAAGCCGATACAATCAGGGTTCTGTTTGCTCTGGTTGTGAAAAAAAGAATAGCGATTCATCAAGATCTAAGCTGCTTGGAATGATCGATGACATTAGCTAGTTTAAAGAAGACTCAGGCAAATAGGGTTTTAGGCATTGATGCATCAACAAATTCTATAGCATTTTGTTTAATGGAAAACGATGTTCCTCTTAAGTGGGGTAAGGTCAATCTTGAAGGCATTGATATATATGAAAAAATATATGATGCTAAAAGAAAAATGGCTATGATGTTAGATGAATTAAAGTCTGATTACATTGTAGTAGAAGGAGCGATCCTTGTCAGATCACCAGATGCTGTGATAAAATTGTCCTATGTATATGGCGTTGTCATTGCTGAACTTATGTCTACGGGTGCTAGTGTTATTACTATTTCTCCAACGTCTTGGCAGGCGTATATTGGGAACAAGAACCCTACAAAAGAAGAAAAGGCAGCGATAAGACTAAAGAGCCCAGGATATGCTGACTCATGGTATAAAAATCAGATAAGAAATATGAGAAAGCAAAGAACCGTAGATTACTTTAATAATAAATATAATTTAAATTTAGACGATTTTGACGTAGCAGATTCATTTGGAATTGCTCATTATGCAAACAAGGTGCTGACAGAACGATGAAGATGTATCAAAGTAAAGAGTGGCTGTACAGAAGATATATAGTTCAAAAGAAAACAGTTACAGAAATAGGCAAAGAGTGTGGAGTATCTGCTATGACTATACAAAGATACTTGGAGCAGTTTGGGTTAATTAAAAAAAGATGAAGATGCATGAAAATGGAAAAGGACAAGCTGGCCAAGACTCTTTCGTATTAAATTTTTTAAATGAAAAAAGAAATGGCTGGTACGTTGAGATTGGGTCTAGTGATCCTGTAGTATACAATAATACCTATTTGCTAGAAACAGAATATGATTGGCAAGGGGTTGGATTTGAATGGGATCAGGGGCTAGTCGATCTTTATAACAGCGTAAGAAAAAATAAATGTGTTGCAGCAGATGCTACTCAATTTGATTATTTAAAATATTTTCAAGACAATGCTTTTCCAAAACAAATAGACTACCTACAGCTTGACATAGAGCCAGCCTATCAAACATTAGCAGCTTTAAAACAAATTCCATTAACAGAATATAGATTTTCTGTAATAACATACGAACACGATTTATATGCAGACCCAGCGAATAAACAAATTAAAGAAGAGTCTATAGAAATTTTATCTTCTTTAGGATATAAACTTTTAGTAGAAAATGTTAACGACGGTTCCCCAGATAGAATATTTGAGGACTGGTGGATAGATCCACAAGTTATTAGGAGTACAAATACATGATATCAAAAACAATATGGCAAACATACGAAACACCAATTGATCAGTTGCCTTTAAAAGCACAAGAGAGTCTGCAGACATGGAAAAATTTAAATCCAGATTGGTCTCATGGATACATGAGTGGCGCAGACAGAGAAGACTTTTTTAGAACTGAGTTTGGCGGAGAAGTTTTTGATACCTATATGAAATATCCAATGGGAGTAATGAAGGCAGGCCTTTGGAGATTTGCTATTCTTTATAAAAATGGTGGAGTGTACGCTGATTTAGATACAGAGTGTGTCAATCCAATAGATACTTGGCTAGATCAGCAATACGATATGATTCTTGATTTGGAAGGCAATACACCGTGGTATGCTACACAGGTCATTGCTTCTTCTAAAGGTCATAAATTTTTAGAAGATGCTATTAACATGGCTGTTGAAAGAGCAAGGGACGGAATTGTAGAGCAGCAACATATGGTTCATTACTATACAGATGTGGCTATGTTTACAGACAGCTTGTTTAAATCAATGAATATTGAAGACGGATATAATGGAGATCTAAAGCAGAGAACACTTGAATTTAATCAGCTACCAATTGCAAAAGAAAATAAGTTCTTTAGTTTTGGTGGTAATGATGCTCGTAGGCTTTTAGATGTAGACGTTAGACATCTTTATTGGGGAGATGGAAGACTAGAAAACTATGTAGCTTGGAAAAAAGATTCAATTTTTGAAAATTTAACTGTTGAAGATGTACAGAAAAGTCAGGCTAATAATCAATGAGCACCATAGGAATTCTGCCAGCGTCTGGTAAAGCCTCTAGAGTAGGTGGCATACCTAAGTTTTGTCTACCTATATCCGACGAGAGATCTCTTTTGCAATGGCATGTAGAACAAATGCTGGAAGTCTGCGATGAAGTTAGAGTTTCAACAAGGGCCGAATGGGTTCCAATTATTCAAAACATGGATATGAATATTAAGCTTATTGTTCGTGAGCCTTCAACAATGTCTGATGCAGTTAAGTTTATGGTTGGAGAGTATAACGATACTGTTTTAGTTGGAATGCCAGATACATATATATTAGGTGCTCAAAAAAATATTTATAAGGAAATGATGAAGGTTCCTGGGGATGTAATCCTTGGAGCTTGGGAGTGCAGTGATGATTTAAAGGGAAGAGTTGGACAACTTCTTTTATCTGGAGACAAGGTTCTTTCTTCTATTGATAAGACTGCTAATTGTGAATATCCATATATGTGGGGCACTATGTTATTCCGTAAAAATATGATAAGATATATTGATCCAGAGTTAGAGCATCCAGGAAAACAAATACAAGACTGGATAGATATGAGTTTAGATATTAAAGCAGTAAAACCAGGTGGCAAGTATATGGACATAGGCACACTAAAGGGTCTTAAACAACTATACAAGGAGATGGAATAATGGCGGGAACAGATTATCCAAATAAAGATAGCTATCAGTCATGGGTAACAGACTTACAGCTAATAGCAACAGATGCACCATCAGGTCATAAAATTATCGTAGAGTGTCTTGAAATTGCAGAGATGTTAATTAAAAAGAATATATCATACGGAGACTCAGCATTGAGTCCTATTCGTATATTTTCTCAGGCGGATAATCAAGAGCAGATTAAGATCAGAATTGATGACAAAATTAATAGGATCAAAAATGGATCAGGATTTGCAGGGGATAATGATATTGACGATATGATTGGTTATTTAATCTTACTTAAAATTGCTAAGAAACTTGCTATTTCAGTCAACTAGAAGTATAATAAATCTATGGCTGAAATAGAACTCGCACAACATTTTGATAGAATGAACAAGGTGGTTGAAGAACTGCTAAAGGGTAATAGTGCTACCCAGATTGCTTCTATAACTGGATTTTCTCGTAAAGAGGTTGTTGAGTTTATTGATGAGTGGAAGAGCGTTGTTCATAATGATAGCAGCCTTAGAGACCGTGCTAAGGAAGCCATCTCAGGTGCAGACCAACACTATGCAATGCTCATTAAAGAGGCCTGGAAGACCGTAGAGGACGCAGATCAGTCTGGTCAACTAAATGTTAAGGCTGGGGCATTAAAGCTCATAGCGGACATTGAGGGCAAGAGAATAGGCATGCTTCAAGATGTCGGCGTACTTGAAAATAATGAATTGGCTTCACAAATTGCAGAGGCAGAACGCAAGCAAGAGGTTTTGGTAAAGATATTAAAAGAGGTTACCTCCACTTGCCCTAAATGTAAGATGGATGTTGCAAAAAGATTGTCTCAAATTACTGGAATAGTTGAAGCAGTAGTCATAGAGGATGCAAGTGGAATTTGATTTTAATGATTTAATTGACATACTTGATGGCGAAGAGTTTGAAGAAAAGCCAGTCGATTTAAGAACATTTGTTCAAAGCCCAAACTATTTAGGACTACCACCACTTTCTGAATATCAGTACACTCTAATTGAAAAAAGCTCCCAGATATATAAAGAGTCAACTCTTATTAAGCTTTTTGGCGAACAAGAAGGAAAAAGAATGTTTAAGCAGACGGCTAATGAAGTCGTTGCACAATTAGGAAAGGGATCTGGAAAAGATTACTGCTCTACTATTGCAGTTTCTTATATAGTGTATTTACTATTGTGTCTAAAGGACCCAGCAACTTATTATGGAAAACCTCCTGGTGACTCGATTGATATTATTAATATTGCAATTAACTCTCAACAGGCAAACAACGTTTTCTTTAAAGGTTTTAAAACACGAATAGATAAGTCTCCATGGTTTACAGGAAAGTATGATCCAAAGGCTTCTGAAATTAAGTTTGATAAAGCTATCACAGTACACTCAGGCCACTCCGAAAGAGAGGCCTGGGAAGGATATAACGTTATTGTTATTATTCTAGATGAAATTTCTGGCTTTGCCATAGAGAACACAACTGGTCATGAGCAAGCAAAGACTGGATCAGCAATTTATGATATGTACAGAGCATCAGTAGACTCAAGATTTCCAGACTTTGGCAAGGTAATTCTACTTTCATTCCCACGTTATAAAAATGATTATATACAGCAAAGGTATGACGACGTAGTTGCTGAAAAGGAAGTTGTTATTAGAACTCATCATTTTAAATTAGATGATGATCTTCCAGACGGAACAGTCGGAAATGAATTTGATGTAGAGTGGGAAGAAGATCATATCATCTCATACAAGTATCCAAAGATGTATGCGCTTAAAAGGCCAACATGGGATGTTAATCCAGTTAGAAAGATAGAAGACTTTAAGGTTGCATTCTATAAAAATCCATCAGATGCGCTAGGAAGATTTGCTTGCATGCCAGCAGAAGCAATAGATGCATTCTTTAAATCAAGAGAAAAAATTGAATCGGCATTTAGAAATACTGCAATTGCTATAGATAGCTTTGGGCGTTTTGAAAATTGGTTTGCACCAGACCCAGATAAAGAATATTTTATACATGTCGACTTAGCTCAAAAGCACGACCACTGTGCAGTATCTCTGGCTCATGTACAAAAATGGGTTAACATAAAAATAACAAATGAATATTCTCAGCCAGCACCAATAGTTGAAGTGGATGCAGTAAGGTACTGGACTCCAACAGCAGACAAGTCTGTAGACTTTACTGAAGTTAAAGATTATATCCTAGCATTAAGAACTATGGGATTTAAGATACGTGTTTGTACGTTTGACCGATGGAACTCTCATGACATGATGCAGCAGCTAAAGCAGTATGGAATTAACACTGAAATTTTATCTGTTGCAAAGAAGCACTACGATGATATGGCAATGATAGTTTTAGAAGAAAGACTGCTGGGACCCAGAATACCTCTTCTAGTAGATGAGTTGCTTCAGCTAAAGATTATGCGTGATAGAGTTGATCACCCAAGAAAAGGTTCCAAGGACTTGGCGGATGCTGTATGCGGGTCAATATATAATGCAATAAGCAGAACTAGATTTGAGAATAATCAAGAAATAGATATTCATACTTATAGCTCAATGCTAAATGATCGAGATAGCGAAGAGATAGAGTATGCTCAAAATATGATAAGGGCACCACGAATGCCGCAGGAGCTAAAAGAGTCAATGGACAGGATGTTAATAATATGAGTACGTATCAAGAAAAAGCTAAAGAGTGTAAGTGTTGCGGAAAGCATGTGCCTCTTCCAACTGTGTTAAAGGAGTATCACGATATAGTCGTATGCCCAACTACATTCGCCAATATAGTAGAGTATAAAAGAATATGGTTGGCTTATGGGGCAAGGCCTTCTGGTAATATAAGAAAGCATTTTTCTGAATATGTTCAGCAGATAGTTGAGACAACTATTGACAAAAAGCATGATGGAAGCATATAATGTTATCTATCATCCTGTATACAAAATATAAAAGATTGGTAAAAAATGCATAGCAATCTAAATAAAATAAAAAATTTATTTTCTGGAGATAAAAATAATATAAAAGTTATAGAAAATTATATGCCTCCCGAGTATGTTAATATTTTGTTGCGTTATTGCAAGCTAGTAAACGAGCCACGTGATGATGAACAAGAAAAAGAATACAGGGAAGCATATTTTCAGAGAGAGTTTGCTAAGGCATGCGAGCATTTAATGAGAGCCGAAATCACTAGAATGTACGGTCTTCAGTTTGACAGAGATAGAACTATTGACTTTACTGATAGAAAAGAGGGTGTTTTGCTAGAAGAACATGTTGATTTTATAAAATCTCAATTCTTTGATCCACTAGAGCCTCCTATTGTATACCAAAAACTTGATCTTTGGAGCGGACATATGTCAGTTTTAATTTATTTAAATGATAATTATGAAGGTGGAGAAATTGTTTTCCCAAAGCAAAATTTAAAGATAAAGCCTAAGTCTGGAATGCTAATTGCTTTCCCAGGAAACAATATGTACCCTCATTTAGTTGAACCTTCCTATGGTGATTTAAGATACACAATTTCTTTGTGGACAAGAGTTAGCGCATATGGCGATTATATAAATGGGGGTTATACAAATAGACCTCTGTAGCTCAGCGGAAGAGCAACAGACTTCTAATCTGTTGGTCGCTGGTTCGATTCCAGCCAGGGGTGCGTTCCTATAGCTCAGTTGGTAGAGCAGCAGACTTTTAATCTGCGGGTCGATGGTTCGAGACCATCTGGGGACACAATTGGGGATTAGCTCAGCAGGCAGAGCGGGAAGCTGTTAACTTCTAGGTCATAGGTTCGAATCCTATATCCCCAGCAAATAATAAAATGCTATAATAAACATATGTAAGCGCTTGCTTTAACAATTCAATTAAAAATAAATAGGAGAAATAAAATGTCAGCAGTACAAGGATCAGCAGCAAGATTAGTAGAAGTAGCATTGGCGGAAATTGGATACATTGAAGGTCCAAAAGATAACGAGACAAAGTACGGTAAGTTTACAAAGTCTAACTTCCAACCATGGTGCGGAAGTTATATAATGTGGTGTGCAAATGAGGCTGGCGTAAAGATGCCTAACACAGTATACACTCCAGCAGGAGCACAAGCATTTATTAAGGCAGGTACATGGCAGCCAGTAGAGACAGCAGCACCAGCAGTTGGAGACATAGCCTATTTTGATTTTCCAAACGACGGTGTCGATAGAATTTCTCATGTAGGAATTGTTACTGCAGTTAATGCAGACGGAACAGTTGATGTTGCAGAAGGAAATACTAGCCCAGATAAAAAAGGAGATCAGCGAAATGGCGGCCAGGCATGCCTTAAAAATCGTGCATACAAGAAAAAGAATGGCTCAAAGATTCGCAAGAGCCAGCCAGTTTTCATTGTAGGATTTGGACGCCCAGCATTTGGTCAAGCAGTTAAGCCAAAGATTGAAAAGCCAGTTGCTAAAAAAGCAGCACCATCTAAGCCAGCAAAGGGCGGCGGCGGAAAGCCAGCAGCAACAAAGTAATGTTTGAATATTATGTAAAAAATGTTACTAAGGTTGTTGATGGAGATACAATAGATGTAGATATAGATTTAGGATTTGATATATCTTTTACTTCAAGAGTCAGACTTGCTGGAATAGATACTCCAGAAAGCAGAACATCAGATAAAATGGAAAAATCTTTAGGTCTTGAATCCAAAGCATATCTAAAAAATGCAATTGATAATGCTAAATCTGTTGTAATTAAAACCGAAAAGATGGACAGCTCAGAAAAATATGGAAGAATACTTGGATGGGTATTCCTAGATGGTTCTAATGTTTCTATTAATGAACAAATGATTGCCGATGGATATGCCTGGGGATACCTAGGAGATACCAAGGTAAAGGACTTTGAAGCACTTGCTAAGTTAAGGTCTAAGAAGAAGTAGACAAGAGATAAATATTTTGCTATAATAATATACGGACTGCTCAATAGAGGGTCCGTATATTAATTTATTCGCTTGAAAGGGGAATAACATGGTTAACACCACATTTACACTGGATCTTTTTAAGGATCCATTTTTTATTGGCTGGGATCGCCAATTTAGAGATCTCGAAAAGGTAATGCATAATTCAACAAACTATCCACCGTATAACTTGGTGGAGGTTGGTGAAGATACTTATATGATCGAGCTTGCCTTAGCAGGTTTTAAAAAAGAAGAAATTTTTGTTGAACAGGAAAAAAATGTTTTAACGATTAAAGGCTCATCCGAAGAAGATTCAAGTAAATATATTCATAAAGGAATTGGCGCAAGAGACTTTGTTAGAACATTTTCTTTATCTGAATATATGATTGTAGCAGGAGTCACAATGGAAAACGGAGTACTTCGTGTACTTATAATTAGGGATGTGCCAGAAGAGGCAAAACCTAGGAAGTTTGAAATTATGGACTCATTTACTCCAGAAGAATATGTAATTAATGACAGCGCAAAAAAGAAAAAGAAATAGTATAATGGAAATCTGCAACCCTTCATCGGGGAGTCGCAGATAGCGGGTCGCTACCCGCAGGATGGACCTGAGCATGTCTATAAACTGCTCCTAACATTAAGGGAAAAAATGGGATATCAAAATATTGATAACGGTCTAGATGGCAGATACGAAGATACTAACACTACAACTTTAGAACTATGTATAGGATTAATGATATCTTCCTATAGGGGACTCCCAATGTACTTAGATAATCAGTCTAAAAAAATATGGAGACATAGCCAACAGAGAACACTTGCAAATAAAAATATTGCTGTAATTGGAAACGGCAGCATTGGAGCCAGACTAAGGTATTTGAAGCTTATAATGCCAAACATAAATATAGTTAACTTTTCCAAAAATGGTAGAAATAAATCAATAAAGATAGATGACTTTGATGAACTGATTCATACTTTTGATGTTATAGTTGTTTTTGCCCCATTAACAGAAGAAACAAAAAACATGTTTAATGAAGAAAGATTTTCAAAGATGAAGGATGGTTGCCTTTTTATTAACATGAGTAAGGGCGAATTGGTAGATACAGAAGCATTGATTAATGAATTAAATAAAGATAGGATTTTTGCAGCAATCGATCAGGTTGATCCAGACCCTTTGCCCCCAGAGCATCCGTTATGGGATTGCCCCAATCTCATAATAACTCCCCATGTTGGGAGCAATGCAAGATAATGCCAGTATACGAATATAAGTGCACAGAAGATGATGCACATGCAATAATGTCAGTTAATCGTTCTATAACTGATAATGATCCAGGATATACATGTATTGAATGCGAATCACAAATGGTCAGACATTTTAGCTCATTTGGCATACAGTTTAAGGGTAATGGGTTTTACAAGACAGATAATCCTAAGTAGTTTAAATTAGCATTCTGCTATAATTAATACATAACAAAATTTGTTATGTAGGAGTTATAATTGAGCAGGAATAAAACATGGAGAATATTAACCGCTAGCTTTTTAGCATTTGGTTGGCTATTCATTTCTCCATTTCAGGCTCATTCTGATGACCCTCTAACTGTTGCAGCTCAAGAAATACAAGAACTTAACGATAGCATAGACGACCTCGGATACCAAGATGATTTTATAGATCTTATAGACATAGCAGAAAATAAATTTACATATGCAAAAAATGCTATGGATCTTAGAGACGGTGCATATGATGCCTACGATGATGCAGTAGATGCAGAGGCCACAGCACTAGAAGCTAAAAATTTTGCTCAGTCAAATGTAGATGGCCAAACAGCCACGGTAGCGTCGGCTCTTGAGCATAAAGATAATGCCCTTGAAGAAAGAAACGATGCTCAAGATGCACTTAGCATAGCTAATATTAATGTCCAAACAACTCAATCGAATATGCAGAGTGCTGGTGGAACAGGGCTTGCCTATACGGTTTATAACCTATTAAGAAATGGCAACCAGGCAGTTCCTGGATCTGTTGTATGTACTGGAACATGGAACTCAAGTTCTATGCAACTTCCAGTCTGTGGTAGATATGAAAATATTATAGTTAAATTTACTGGACAGATAACAGTCCCTTCATGGTTTACGCAAACCTATTTTGCGGGATATACAGATGATGGTTTTAGAATGTATGTTGATGGACAACTCGCTGTTGATAACTGGGTAGAGCAAGGCGTTACATGGAGTGATTATTCTCCAGTATATGATGTCAGCGAAGATAAGACATTAGGTGTAGAGATATGGTGGTACAACGGTGGTGGGCCAGGATCTTATCATCTTGGATGGGCAATTCCTGGAGGATGGACTGGAGCAGGTTGTGACTATGCTGGAAATCCAAGAGTATGGGGACAAAATTTTAGTTGTAATCTTAATACATTTTCTTCTGGATCAGGACCAACTCAAGCACAGATAAATGCAT